AGCAATTAGAAACTGCTATGGGTGGTATATATTCATTACTATCACAAGAGTTTCAATTACCTTTGGTGACCATATTAATGAAACGTATGTCTCAAGCAAATGAGATACCTTCATTACCTAAAAATTCTGTTAAGCCTACAATCATAACAGGTGTAGAAGCTTTAGGTAGAGGAAATGATTTACAAAAATTAAGAGAATTTGTAGCTGAGATTGCAAACTTAGCACAAGTAAATCCTGCTGTAGTACAAAGTTTAAATGCTCAGGATTTAATTAAACGTATTGCTACTGGTTTAGGTATTGATACGGAAGGTCTTGTCAAGTCTGAAGAACAACTAGCACAAGAACAGGCTGAGCAAGAAGAACAAATGCAAAATCAACAGATGATGCAGATGGCAGAGAAGGCTATAGCGCCCGCAGTACAAGGTGCTATGAAACAATCACAAGAAGGATAATTAGATGGTAGATAAAGTAGAAATACAGGAAGAAGAAACTGGTATTGAACAACCAGTAGAACAAACAAACGAGACACAGTCGGCACAAAGTAAACCTGAAGGCTTGCCTGAAAAATTCAACAGTGTTGAAGATTTAGCAAAGTCATATGCAGAGTTAGAAAAGAAACTTGGTGGACAATCTCAAGAAACAAAAGAAGAAGTAGACCCAGTTGCTAAGTCAACTCCTAAGTCTGACAATAATTTAGAAATAGCTGAAAAAGCTGTTGATAGTGCAGGTTTAGATATGTCAGCGTTACAAGCAGAGTATGCTGAAAAAGGTGAGTTAGATACCAAATCTTATGAAGCTTTAGAAAAAGCAGGCATTTCAAAAGAATATGTAGATAGTTATATTGCCGGTCAAGAAGCTATTGCTAAAACACAAGCAGATGAAATTAAATCTACTGTTGGTGGTGATGAAACATATCAAGAGATGGTTGATTGGGCTTCCAAGAATATGACTGAAGGCGAGAAAACTGCTTACAATAAAGCTGTAAACAGTGGTGACATGGACACAGTTAAACTAGCTGTCAATGCACTCAAAAGTCAATTTGAAAGAGCTAATGGTGTTGAGCCTAAACTTGTAGAAGGTAAAGCACAACCAAGTCAAGAACAAGGTTTCTTGTCATGGGCTCAAGTAACAGAAGCTATGTCTGACCCTAGATATGCTAAAGATATGGCATACCAAAACGAAGTTAAAAATAAATTAGCTAACAGTAACTTATAGGAGATAAAATATGTACGGAAAGAAAAAAGCTAAAGGTAAAAAAATGTTAAAAGGTGGACAGAAAAAACTACCTGCTGCATTACAGAAAAAAATAATGAAAGCTAAAAAGAAGTAATGGCTAAAAGAGGACTGTACGCCAATATTCATGCGAAGCGTAAACGTATCGCTGCGGGTTCTGGTGAAAAAATGCGTAAGGTAGGAGCTAAAGGTGCACCTACTAAAAAACAATTTAAAAGAGCGGCAAAGACAGCTAAGAAAAAGTAATGCCGGCTAAAAAATATCAGTCACCTTCCGGCGGTTTAAATGCTGCCGGGAGAAAATATTTTAAAAGAAAAACTGGTGCTAACTTAAAAGCTCCAGTCACAGGAAAAGTTAAACGTGGTTCTAAAGCGGCTAAACGTAGAGCTAGTTTCTGTGCACGTATGTCCGGAGTAAAAGGTGCAATGAAAAAACCTAATGGTAAACCTACAAGAAAAGCTCTAGCATTACGTAAATGGAAGTGTAGATAGTTGTGCACCCTTTTTAGGGGGCAGCTTGCCAACACATATTTAATAAAGTGTAATAACTTGACCACCTGCGGGTGACAATCTTGAATGTGAAACTGAAACATATGTAGAGGCTTTTATAAATAAACGTCATAACAAAGGAGAACACTATGGCAAATGCAAGTCCAGTATCAGTTGGAAGAGTAAATGCAAGTGGTTCGGAAGACGCTCTGTTTCTGAAAGTTTTTGCGGGAGAAGTACTTACTTCTTTTGATAGAGCTTCAGTAACTCAAGGTGCAGAAATGGTTAGAAGTATTTCTAACGGTAAATCTGCAACTTTCCCAGTAATGGGTAGAGTGGATGCTTCGTACCATACAGCAGGTGCTGAAATAACTGGTTCAGATGTAAACCACAACGAGAAAGTTATTACAATTAATGACCTTCTTTTATCTTCAGTATTTTTATCAAATATTGAGGAAGCAAAAAACCATTGGGATGTAAGAAGCGCTTACTCTACAGAAATTGGTAGAGCGTTAGCTTTCCAAAAAGATAAGCATATCTTACAAACAATTGGTCAAGCAGCACAAGCTTCTGCAAACGTAGCCGACAGCGGTTATGCAGCAGGAACTGTACTTACAAACACAGGTATTGCTTCAGCTACTGCTTCAACAGCAGCGAACGCAATGATTGATAGTTTGTTTGATGCGGCTAAACAATTAGATGCAAACTACGTTCCAAAAGAAGGTAGAAAAGCATTTATCAAATTAGAAGAGTACTACAAATTAGCAAACGGTACTAACGTAACTAACGTTGACTTCTCAGGTCAAGGTTCAATTGCGGAAGGTAAAGTTGTTAAAGTAGCAGGTATTGAATTAGTACCTACTGCACACTTTGTAGCGTCTAACGTAACTGCGGCTCCGGATGCAGGTTCAGCAACTGCGGGTGGTTCAAACCCTCAAGCTGTTGACTTATCAAACTACGTATGTTTGGTATCTCATCCTTCTGCTGTAGGTACTGTAAAACTTATGGATTTAGCTGTTGAAAGCGAATATGATATAAGAAGACAAGGTACTCTAATGGTTGCTAAGTACGCTATGGGACACGGTGTCCTAAGAGGCGAGGCAGCTGTAGGAATTAAAGAAGCGTAATAGCTTAACTTTAATATTATTAGTGGCGGTAGAGGGAGACTGAAGCCGCCGCTATATTAACTAATAGGATATTATGACTACACAGATTACACCAACTACGGAACTACAAGCGATAAACATAATGTTGTCTGTTATCGGTGAAGCTCCAGTTAACTCAATTACAGGCACTACATCCGTTGATGTAAGTACAGCAAAAAATCTTTTAGATGAAACTTCTATGTCAGTTCAATCTCAAGGATGGCATTTCAATACACATGAAAATTATAAAAACTTGGCATTAGACCAAGATAGTAAAATTCCCCTACCTTCAAACTGCGTTAAAGCTGACGCTAGTAAAAACTTCAGATACATAAATGTTACATTAAGAAATGGTTTTCTATATAATTTAGAAACACATACAGATGTTTTTACAACAGTACCAGAAGTAGATTTAGTTTTAGTACAACAGTTTGAACAACTTCCAGAATATGCAAGACAATATATTACACAAAAATCATCAAGAAGATTTGCAGCAAGATTTCTTGGTGATGCCCAAATTGTTCAATTAATTGGTAATGATGAAAATGAAGCATTAATGTCATTTCATCAAGCTGATAGCCAACAAGCAGATGTAAATATATTAGAAGGTGATAGCAATACTTATTCAATAATTAATAGACCAACTCGAAGGACTTATTAATGGGTGGTGTCGTATCACAGAGTATTCCTAATTTTCTAAATGGTATCTCACAACAAACACCAACACAAAGAGGTATTAATCAAGGAGAAGAACAGATAAATTTACAAAACAATATTGTAGATGGTTTATCTAAAAGACCACCATTTGATTATTTAGCAACTTTAGACAACACTAATGTATATCCTAACACTATTAAATTCTGGTCTATACAAAGAGACAAAGACAATCAATATATGGTTGCATTTTATAATGGTGGTGTAAAAGTTTGGGATTTAAATGGTAATCAATTACCTGTAACAATAGCAAGTGGTTCTAGTTATTTAACTTCTACTAATCCTAAATCAGATTTTAAATTAGTTAACATTGCTGATTACACTTTTATTGCTAATAAATCAAAAACAGTTTTAGCAGATACTACAACAAGTGCTGCAAAAATAGAAGAGTTTTATATTAATGTTGTAACATCTAATTATGGTAGAGAATATGCTGTAACAGTACAACATCCCAACATGTCTTATGCTGTTAAATCTTCTTTACAAATGCCAAGTGGTAGTAATTTAAACCATGATGCTGTGTTTAGAGATACAGCGCATATTGCAGATATTTTATTTAGAGGTACATCTAGTGCTTATTTTGATGCATCTTCAGATGCTGATTTTAAATTAACTAGAGAAGACACAGGTGCAACTTTAAGCACAACACAAGGATTAGGAACATCTTCGGAAGTAACTAATTATTTTACTATGTCTCAATATCCGGGAGTTATTAGAGGTATTTCAACAAATGGTAATAGTAATTACACAGTGTTAACAGCTGATGGTTCTGGCAATACAGGTATGTATTCTATAAGAGATGAAATATCTGATTTTACAAAATTACCTTATCATGCAAGTACTGACAGTATTATAAAAGTTACTGGTGAAGATGGAGATACATTATCTGATTATTACGTAAAGTTTGAAACAGATGGTGTTTGGAAAGAAACTATAGGTCAAAGTGTTAGTTTAGGTTTAAATAATTCTACAATGCCGCATGCATTAATAAATAACAATGATGGCACATTTACATTTCAAGAAATAAACTGGACTGACAGAACATGTGGAGATGGTATTACTAATTCAAACCCTAGTTTTGTAAACAATAAAATTAATAATTTATTGTTTTATAAAAATAGATTAGGAATATTAGCTAGAGATAATTTAATTTTTACAGAAAATGCAGAATTTTTTAATTTCTTTTCAA